TTTGTCAATGTAGACCAGCTCGGTGGCTTGCGCTTATATCCTACATATTCCGATGCGGTGGCTGGCACATCAAATAATAGAGTTGCATTAGCTACACCTGGCGCTGCTATTGCGGTAAGTTGCAAAATCCTTAATTCAGTGCCAAGGCTATTAGCAAATATTATACGGTTTGAATTATCAACTGACCGCGAGGCTGTAGATACTTCTAGTTTAGGTGATGAATTTAGAAATCAATACAGCACTTTGATCACGGGTTCCGGTAGTATCGACTGTATTTTTGATTATGCAACTACAGGCCAGACTGAGATTGCAGTGTATTTGCATAACCTATTATTGCGGCAACAGTTTGGCAGTGATTTCAAGGCTAATCTTTACATTTTAACTGAAGGTCAAGCGCAAGGTGCTAATGCTAGCAATGATTCTGTTTGGTATGAAATCAGCGGCGTGATGACTAATGCGGCCATTCAATGCACTGCTGGCGATATAATTGAAAGCCGATTTACATTTGTTACTACTGGTGAAATCAAGCTACGAGTGCAAACTGTCACCTGGGATGACCTGTTGCTCAACTCTGCAGGTGATAGAATGGTGCTAAGCACCGCTGACGCGGACATCCTAGAGATTGGAGAAGACTTGTAATGGCTAACCAGCGGATAGACCAGCTAGTTGCCGAAACAGCGCCAGCCGCAGCGGATGTATTGCCTGTATATTCTATCGCAGGTAGTGACACCAAGAAAATTACAGTTAAAAATTTAGTACAGCAAGGCGCTGCATTAGTAGACGACGCATCAATACCAGTAGCCAAAGTCAACTTAAGCGGCATTAGCGGCACCAGCCTTACCAATGCCACCGTAACTGCCGCCAAGTTCGACACCAGCACCATCCCAGCTACAGGTGGCATAACAGTTAGCAGCAGCAACCTGCAACTGGTAGCGCCCACTAGCCCGATTGTTCGCAATGCTTCTACTGGCAGCCTTGAACATGCACTCAGCGGCGTCACTGCTGGCACGTACACAAAGCTGACGGTTGACACCAAAGGGCATGTAACTGTTGGCACTGCGATTGCATCGGGCGATTTGCCTATCGCGGTATCTGGCACTGTCGGCGCAATGTCGCCAGGTACCGGCTTAAGTGTTACCGGCGGCGGCGTAGTAAATCACACCAATAGCATTACCGCTGGCACCACAAGCGGGATCACGTTTGATGCGCAAGGTCATATCACGGCTACAACTGCATTAACTGGCGCTAATTTACCTGTTGCTACCAGTGGCGTTATCGGTGGTGTGAGGCCAGGCACTGGGTTAACGGTAGATGGCAGCGGCATTTTGAATGTTAGCGCTGCTACTAATGCAGTATTAGGCGGTGTTATCGCAGGTAGTGATTTTGGTATTAGCACTGGCACGATATCATTAGCAACGCAAGGCGGGCTCACTGCTGGCACTTATACAAAAGCAACATTTAACTCAAAAGGTATTGCCACTGGCGGCAGCGCATTAGTTGCTGCTGATATCCCAAACCTTGCTGCAACACAGATTACAAGCGGCAGTTTAGATATTGCGCGTATTGGCGCTAATACAGTTACGGGTGCCAAGTTAGCTAATTACGCTATCAGCAAAATTGGAGATACTACGCCAACCGCTGACTGTATTGGGCAATTCTTTTTCAACCCGCTAAGCAAAGATCTTTTTCTCTACGACGGAAACGTTTACCAACCTATTGGAATTAGTGTAGGCGAGATTGTATTCGCCGGAACCTTTAATGCTTCTACAGGTAGTGGCACAGGTCTTATTACATCCGTAACCGCAGAAGGCACTGCTATTGGCCTTACTGTTGGTGCGGCACTACCATCGGCGACTGCTGGTAATTCTAGATATTATGTTGTAGTAGCTACAGGCGGTACAGTTACTACGGGCAATGCGCCCCATGCAGCATTAAACCCACCAGATATCATCTTATCTAATGGCACAACATGGGTAGAAATTGATATCTCGCAAACTTTTACAACTGTAACTGCAAACCAAGTATCATTTACGCCTTTCGGTAGTCTTGCTTCTGCTAATGTACAAGCTGCACTTGAAGAATTAGATACAGAAAAACTAACCGCAACAGGCGGCACGATAACAGGCAACCTAGAGATTGGTACAACAGGCAGCTTAACTTTTGAAGGTGCTAGTGCAAATACATTTGAGACTACTCTTGCGGTAACAGACCCAACCGCTGACCGCACAATCACACTGCCAGATACAACTGGCACCGTAGTAACAACAGGCGATACGGGCAGCGTTACAAGCACAATGTTGCTAAACGGCACAATACTTGACGCAGATATCAATGCTTCCGCTGCGATTTCAGGCAGCAAAATTGTTGCCGCTAGCACAAGTGTAGTTGGTGCTGTACAACTAACTGATAGTTTTAGCAGTACAAGTGTTACAACTGCTGCAACACCAAATTCAGTTAAGGCTGCATACGACCTAGCAGCGGCGGCATTGCCATTAGCCGGTGGAACGGTAACAGGTAATGTAATTTTAGACAATCAAGTTGACGCCCGATTCCGCGAAGCAACTGCAAACGGCACTAACTACGTTGGCTTCCAGGCCCCGGCAACGATTGCGGCTGATGTGCTATGGACCTTACCGGCCACCGATGGCACTGCTGCACAGGTATTAAGCACTAACGGCAGCGGCACGTTGAGCTGGGCTACAGCAGCAAGCGGTGACGTTACACTCACTGGTACTCAAACACTAACTAATAAAACACTTACGTCGCCAATACTGACAACACCAGCACTTGGTACACCTGCAAGCGGCACACTATCAAATTGCACGGTAGACGGTACAGATGCAGTTGGATTTAGGAATATCCCGCAGAACAGTCAATCTGCTGCTTATACATTAGTTCTTGCAGATGATGGCAAGCATATATTCCACCCCGTTGGCGACAACAACGCAAGGACATTTACAATACCAGCCAACAGTTCAGTAGCTTATCCAATCGGTACAGCGCTTACATTTATCAATATGGCAGCAGCAGCCGTCACAATTGCGATAACAACTGATACTTTAACCTTGTCGCCTGCCGGCACCACAGGTTCACGCACATTAGCTCAATATGGCTCTGCAACTTGCATTAAAATTACATCAACATCTTGGCTCATCAGCGGGAGCGGCTTAACATGAGCGGCGCATTACAAGCAGTATTTCAGAACCAGCGGAGTTTTGGGCCGCCTCCGGGCCAACAAGCGTACACAACAGCAGGTGCATATTCATGGGTTGCGCCTACGGGAGTTACTTCTGTTTCTGCTGTTGTAGTTGGCAGTGGGTCTAGAACAGGTGCGGGAAGTCTTCGTTACAAAAATAATATTACAGTTACCCCCGGTAATTCTTATTGTGTTTCTGTAGGCGCTGGAGTAAATTCTAATTGTGGCAATAATAGTTGGTTTGTTTCTCAAACTACTGTATTGGCGCGGGGCGGCAACAAGAGCACAACTCAATATGGCGATGGCGGGGGCAATGGCGGTACTTGTACTGGTAACGGTGGCGGTGCTGGTGCTGGTGGCTACTCTGGGAACGGGGGCAATGGCGGCAATAATAATTCCAACGGGACTGCTGGTTCTGGAGGAGGCGGAGGCGGAGGCGGTACTTATGGAGTTATTGGCGGCTGCGGTTGTTGGGGCGGCGGCGGTGGCGGTGGAGTAGGAATTCTTGGGGAAGGTTCTAACGGTACTGGGGGCACTTTTGTATCCAATACTTCGGCAACAGGTGGTAGTGGTGGTTCTGGTGGTGCATCCGGCGCTAACTCATCGGCAAAACCTAGCGTACATGGCGGCGCATACGGTGGCTCTGCTGGTAGTGGTAATGGCGGTTTTAGTTGTTCTACTGGTGGCGTAGGCGCAGTCCGCATCATCTGGCCCGGCACAACACGTAGTTTCCCTTCAACAAATACAGGAGATCTGTAAATGAACCTTTACATTGAGACTGAAAACGGCGTAACTAAAAACCACCCTGCGCTTGAAGACAACCTTATAGAAGCGTTTGGTGCAATCCCTGAGCGATGGGAGCCGTTTATTCGTGTTGAGCGTCCCGTGCCCGGTATTTATCAAATAATGGACTCTGACGAACCTGTCTATACCAAAGTAGATGGTGTTTGGACTGATGTATGGTTGTTGCGTGATCTAACTGTTGAAGAAAAAGCAGCAAAACAGCAAGCAACTCGTGATGCGTTTAACAACCGCCCACAAGCTGAGAATTGGTCAGCGTGGGCATTAGATGAAGCCACCTGCAAAATGCAACCCCCAATTCCACGTCCTGAACTAGATCAAACAAAATTAGATGCCAATATTTATACGTTTTGGTGTGGTGCAGACAATAACTGGAAAGACACTCCAGCCAAACCTGTTGGCGACAATCAATACACGTTTGATTTTCTTGCCTGGCAGTGGGTTCAAGTTGTAAGCTGAGCACCTAACCAATCAAAGAAATTATGCCAAAGACCGCAAGCAAAAAAGGAAAACAAAAAACATGTGGAACCAAAAATACACAGCTACAAGTTGCACACTATTTCCCCTGCCCAATTTATGTGATTGAGCGACCTGAGTTCTTAGAAGAAGTTAGCAAGGTATCTGAAGAAAATTTAGAGATTCAGCGCAAAGAACGTGACTTAAACGAAATTTATCCTGTCTACATGACAGATAATTATTTTGGCGACCCTCGTATGGCAGGATTCACGGAATTTGTTGGTACAACTGCGTGGAATATTCTTAATGAGCAGGGTTATGCAATGCAGGATAAGGCGGTATCGTTTATAGAAATGTGGACCCAAGAACATCACAAGCATTCCGCAATGGATGCCCATGTGCATGGCTATGGTTCACAGATAGTAGGTTTTTATTTTCTAGAAACGCCAGAGAATTGTTCCAATGTTGTGTTTCAC